AAACGAGACTTCCCGTCATAGCCGTGGAACCAGTTAAGCGTTTTTCTGTTCTGACTATCAGGACCAGTGTCTTGACCTTCTCTGTCTCTTTTTTGCAGTTCGTCTAGTTTAGTAAGATCGGCACCCTTGGCTTGACGACCAAGATACATATACTTACCGCCTTCAGAGTCGACGGCTTCTTTCTTTCCGTTGATGACAGTGTCTTGAGCTTGACGGAGAATCTCTCGAATCTCTGCATCAGTCATGTCAAGTTTTACACCCATCTTACGGGCGTATTTAGAAAGAACAGCAATCACTCTGTCTTTAATTGATTTATCAAGAGCGCCATTTTCAAGCTTCTCAACGAGGACTTCTTCTGCGGCTCTATGAAGAGCATCAGGACGATGTTCGTAATGGTCGTTGTCTTTACGCCATTGATCTACTTCGGCTTGAAACTTCTTGTTGTTGTTATAGATAGACTCAAGAGTGCTGTCAAGATTAGCACCAAAAGTCTGTTCAAGACCGTGGTGGCCAAGAGCTTCATGGTACGTAATACTTGCTACTTGAGAAGGATCTTCAAGGTTATGACCAAGGATATAAGTCTTACCTTTCCAATGGATACCTTGGGCGTCCTCGGTGTTCTCCATTTCAAGATGCTCTTGAAGATCTTGAGGAAGGTCTTCATGTTTATCTACTACTTGAATCTCTGGTTTATTTTTCCAGTCTTTAGTAATAGTATCGACATGACCTTGAAGAGGTTTAGAACCAAGGGGATTATCCGTCAAAGACGAATCAACGACAGGTCCTTTTGCATCACGGGCTTCAATCCTTTTCTTAAGGTCATCCCCAAAATGAGACATGTCGTTGTCTTCGGCCCACTTATTCATTTCTTCAAAAGTTGCAGGTTTACGTCCAGCAGCTTCATCTCCATAAAAAAGAGCATCAGCTTCGGCGTTCTTTGCAGCACGGACTTCAGGAGACAAAGTGTCATGAATAGGGGTGCGAAAATTACCAAACCCTCCGATCTCTTCTCCGAACAAAGGGAAAGCCTGTTGCAAACCTTCTACCATTTCTTTACCGTCTTTAATAACAAAGTCGGCAAGGCCCTTTACACCACTATCAAGAGTTTCAAGGGCTCTAGTACCAAGGTCTGCAATAGCAGCAGGAGCATGAAAAATAGGATTAAGAAGCATACCATGCTCGGTATTGCCGCCTAAGAAATCTTGAGTCTCTTTTGAAATACCGTGTTCACCAGAAGTATCAGTCCAGATATTCTTAAGACCTTTAAGGCCTTCGTAAGCGGCTTCACCAACTGTCTTTTGACTCAAAGGTGTATTTTCATCTTCGTAGTCGGCAGTAATTTCAGCCAACTTATTTTCTTTTTCTGCCCTTGTAAGATCTGTATTGTACATAATCTCAGGGTATTTTGCTTCAGGCCCTTTTCCGGTAAGAGGATCGGCAGGGTAAAAATGACGAGGATCAAAACCCTCGTAAGGATCAGGAATTTGTTCAGGTGCCCCAAAGTCTTCCCAATTCGGTTTAGACAATGGCTTTTTAGTAGCAGTTTGTTCAGGGGCACCAAAGTCTTCCCAAGATTCAGCCATTGTCTATCCTTATTTCCAGTTGTTTCTGTTGTTTGGATCTCCGCCTTTAAACGTCAATCCATGTTTGTTTTTGTAACCCACAGGAGGTGCTTGTGAAGACGAAGAAGGTTGAGGGTTAACACTTGTTTGACCCGGAGGCAAACGAACAGGTTTAGTACCTTCTTGTACAGCGCCGTTACGACCATAGATACGGTCGATTTGAGCTTGAGTGAAGCCTGCCATACGGGCTTCACGAGCATTAGCGATACCAAGAGTATTCTGTAGATAAGACATTCTCTCGGCTTGACCCATACGAAGCAACTTAAGGCGCTCTTCGTCATTGACCTTCTTATTAACGATCTTCTCTTTAGTAAGACTTTGATCCCATTGCTTTGCAGCAGGAACAGAAGAACTAATAAAAGAAGTCAAGGCATTTCTGTCAAACTTTTCAGGAAGCTCTTTAGTAAGATCAACACCTTGTTGAGAAGCCAAGGAAATTGCATTCTTACGTGCCTGTGTGTATGCAGCATCCATCTTATCAGGAGATACAGCAGCAAGACCATTCAAGTAAGCGGCAGCTCTGTTCCTTACTCTGTCTTCATTTGCTACTTTAAGAGAAGCAATTCTAGCGTCACGAGCTTCTTGTGTCGAAGCTTGAGTAGCTGCCAATCTCTGTTGTTCAATGTAATGATTACGGAGATTATCACCTTCTTTAAAATTAAGAGAAGACACCCTGTCGATTGCAGCCAAAGGATCTTGATCAAAACCTTGACGAGCCTCTTCTAGTTTTCTCTGTTGTTGTGCCGGTGCATACATTGCAGGCATTCCAAGACGAGTAAGAAGAAAGTCTCCAAGAGTACCAAAAATGTCACGAGCAATACCAGCAGCACCTGTATGCTTTGGATCGTGTTCTACAAAACGATGTTCGGAAGGTAGAATTGGTCTTGGATTTTGTTGAGACTGTGGTTGAGGTTGTGTCTGAGAGTCAGGAGCAGGTTGTAAAAGCTGTTGTACTCCTGACTGTTGAGTATTAGGATTTATTTGTCCATTAGTGATGTCATTAAGAGACGGAGTATTTCCACCTCCTAGTAAGGAAGAGATAAAGTCATTAGCCATTTTCTTCCTTTCTTACTTAAGTTGGACACTACTATTAGAACCAGACGAAGTACCGTAACTGTTGCTTTGACTGTTGGCGGTATTACCTGCGCCAGAGATAGTCTGAGCGGCACTAATACCAGTCCCTGCAAGACCAGATAGATTGCTTAGATATTTATCAAGATACGTACTAGCAAGGTTACTACTATAATCAGTAATACCTCTCAAAGCAGACCCAGAAGCAAGAAGACCTTTAGAGGCGTTGTTGGCATTAATACCTGCAATACCTTGATCTCTTGTAAAGTTGTAGTTGCTGCTATTCAAAAAGCTACTCAAGCCAGATGTATCAGCAGGGCCGTTAAGACCAAGAAGACTTGCAATGGCATTAGACGCCTTGCCCGTCTGGTCCATCGTACCAGTAAGAGAATTGCTTACACTAGGATATGCCTGGTTAAGAGAGCTGCTAGTGCTTGTCGATTGATTAGAAGATTGGGAGTCCCCAGAACTCATTCCCATATATTATTCCTTTAAGCGCCAGCAAGAAGTTTTAGAATCATTTGAAGACCTCCACCTCCTCCTTGAAGAGATTTTGCTTGTCCTTCAGACATTCCTGCTTGCATTTGACTAGAAGGGTCAAAACCTGTAGCTGGTATTCCAACTGGAGTCATTCCTGCTGATGGAGTGGTCATAGTATTTAAAACACTATTTAAAAAACTAGGTTTTTTTGTAGCTTCTGTTCCTTTACTCTCCGGTAAGTAGGAATCTACAGAACCATTAGTGATGTTATCGAGTGAAGTCGGAGAGCTGTTAATAGCTGGAGACCCTGTAGAACCTCCAGAAGACTCAGACGAAAGTCCCATATTTATTCCTTGTAATAAAACATTTCACAAAGTCCTAACGAAGTCTCGACTTCACCTAAAGACTTAAAACCAATTTGACGAACTACAAATTTGGCTTTCTTGTTATTTACTCTAATAAGTCCGATAAGACAAGACACGTCATAACTGTCAAGAAAAACTCTTCTCATTGTCTTTGCTAGTTCAATTGCTTCTCTTCCTTTAGCAGAGTCAAAACAAAAATGAACCCAGTAAACACCTTCTTTCTTATACTCTGCAAAACAGAGGTTTTCTCTTTCTATAAAACAAACGTTCTTAGAATTTGAAAACCACTGTTCTACATCAAAAGTAAAGTATTGAGGATGTCTTGCTGTTATTTCTCTACACCTTTGTACGTCTGTCAAGACAGTTATTGATGTAGTTCTGTCCATTTATCAATACCTTCTTGAGTCAATCTCCATCCACAAATTGAAAGACCAGAAGGAAAAGGTTCTTCTCGATAATACGAAGAAGGAAGAAAAAGAGGTTCTCCTTGCCAGTCTAAAGAATAGTTCCAATAAAACAAGTCATTGGAAAACTTTAAAGTCTTTAGAAGAGCAATTCCTGTTTCATCAAGAACTTCAGGATTAGAAGGTTTGTCAGTCATTTTATTTCCTTATGAAGTCCAAGAACGACGATGTTCAGCGATAATAGTGACGTTATAAGTACCGCCTGCATAAGCAGCACCATTTACTTCTCGTACTCGAAAACTAATAGTATTTGCAGCAGTCACTTGAGGATTAACCAATTCGATAGCTGTATTGACAGCAGTAGGAATGAGTTTTATATCCATACCTACTTCTGCTCCATAGATATTTGAAATGGTTTGAACCGCAGAAACACTATTTGCACCAACAGCCGGAAGAGTCAAGGCAGAAATGCCTCCAACAGAAGTAGTATAACAAACAGGAAGAGGAGGTTTAATTTCTTGCCACAAATTAATACTTGCGTTATACCTTAGTTTAATACTATCAGCACCGCCAACCAATCTACGAGCAGGAAGTCTTACACCTGTTGCAACTCTATCAAGAGCAAAGTAAGAGTTACTGCTTGGGCTGTTGGCGTTGTAAAGAGTAATCTCGTACCCGTCTTGAACGCCAGCAGAAGGAAGAGTAACCGTTGTTACAGAGTTTGCTGCCGTGCCGCCAAGAGACATATAATCTCCTCGAAGAATAATAGCAGGATTAGTTACTACGTTCTGAGTAGCTACGGAAAAATCAGTAGGAGCAGAAAAGTTATTACCTTTAAAAGTTACGTAGTAATCACCAGCAGCAGGAGCAGCAGGAGTTCCTGAAAAAGCAGAACCTCTGCGTGTTTTACCACAACCTTGTTCAATGAGTACATTCTGTCCAATAGAACTACCACCAAGAATACTAACACCATCTATAAGTTCAAAACCGTTATCAATGGCATTTGTGGTAACCCTAAATTCAGGCTTAACTCTGATGTTGCTAATAGTTCTAGAATTAGCTATAGAACTTCCTGCAAAACCAAGAGAGGTTTGAAGAGTTGCTTTATCGACTACAGTAATTACTTCAACATCTGTATCAATAATACCCCATTTAAAAGGACCTGAGACTTCGTTAGCAGCAAAGTTTACACCACCATCTACTACGACTAACTTACCTGTAATAAAAGAACCAAGACTAATCGTTTGGTTTGTACCAAGGTAATTAGGATGACAACTATGTTTGATATCTACTGTAAACATCGGAGAGATACCAGGCCAACGTCCATCAGTAGGTCGTTGAGGTTTAAAACCATTGCCTGATTGAGTGGTATCAATTACACCACCAGTAAAAGTAGAACCTCGGAACATATTAAGGAATTCGCCTCTGATGTTACCGACACCCATCCAACCTTCTAGCATTACGTTACAGTTCCATGCCCTGACATATCCAGGACAAGAGACGTGACCACCAGCAGGATTAAGGGCTTGACCGTTAGTTTCACCTAGCTCTACTAGGCCGTCAAGAATCAACCCGGATTCTCTGTTGTTAGATGCGTAAACTAGTTCACCACGATATCCTGTAATTTTTGTATTACGAAGAATCAAATCGCCCATGAAGTAGTCAGGACGGAAAGCAATACCTTTATGGGATACGTCCCAACCATTAGGTACATCAGTCGGAGGATTGGTCCAAGCAAGGTTTCCGTTTGCAGTAGTACCGCCGTCCAACCAAATGTTTTCTAGACAGATGGTATTTCTTTCAAAAGTCGATCCACCTTTTACAGTAGCAGAATAAAGTACTTGAGATTGATTAATCAAGTAAGTACCTACTCCGCCAGGAGTACCAGTCAACTGATAACTAACAGTAGTTCCGTAAAGAGTTGCAGCAGAAAGAACACCACCACTTACATAAGTACCAGGATTATACGGACATACAAGAACGACTGAAGTCGCTGTAGCCGAAGAAATCAAAAAGTTACCGTTGAAAGTAACTGGCAAAGTACTAGTAAGTCTGATGTATTCACCAGCAGCAGGAACACGACTCATAGTCGGTACAGTAATCGTAAGAAGACCTGCCGACCAAGTCATTGCCGTAGCAGTCACACCAAGACTCGTAGAGGTATCAATTGTTTGGTTGTTCTTTACTTTACCAGATGCTACTGAAGTTACAGTAAGAGTAGTACCAGAAATACTACCAGTAAAAGTACAAGCACTGGCGTCTGTAGTAGGAGCATGAACATAAAGACCATGACCTCTCCAAGGAAAACCGTCGGCAGGGATGATTTGCCAATTACTTCCCAACTCTGTACCGTCTTTATTGAAAGATCGAACACGAGTATGAGGTCTTTGAGAACCTTTCAAAGTAATACTTTTGCAAGCAAGATAAGCAGGAATAGCCATACCACTGCCATCCATACCCCAGTTCCAGAACGAAGTAGTTCTCGCGGTATGCCAGCAAGAGTAGTTACCTTGTGGAAAAACAACAGTAGGAATACCGACAGTGGCTGCGTAACCAAGAGCTTGGTTAATAGCAAGACCGTCATTAATTACCCCAAGAGCTTCAGGATCGCCTAAAGCACCTGCCTGATCTACAGTGATTTCACCGTTAACAGGAAGAAGTCTCCAGTATCTACCGTCTGCTGAAACCTTACAAAGATTAGGGTAAGAAGTAGCAAGAGTGCTGGTAGCAAGAGCGTCATTGACGTATTCCCCTGCACCAAGACCAAAAGTAGTATATCCGTTAGAAGTAATGTAAACTACACCGGCAGGGACAGTCACAGTTCCTAATGCAGTAAAATTACCAATATTCATAGAGTTTGTAGACGAACCACCGACGACAGGGTCTTTATCAAAGACTGAACCATCAGAGGTAAAAACAATCCTACGTCTATAACTAATCAAAGGACTCAAGAAAATAGTAGGAACGACAGCTCCTACAGCAATAGTCAAAGGATTTGACAACGTAGTCGTCATTGTAGCATCGGTATAAATAGGTGCTAGGTTAGACGTACCTGTGTAGTAAAAAGTAACTGTTGCTCCGTCGGCTTCTCCAGAAGCAGAAATAAAGCGCGAAGCATCAAAAAAATGTGGAGAACCAACTGTCATTTTATTTCCTTAAATTAGACAAGACTTCCAAGACCACTAAGGTCTACGTACTTACCTGTCACGGCAGAACCTAGAGCGGCAGGAGTTGTTACAGAACCTACGAGATGTCTGTCATTGACTTGAGCAGCAGAGGCTTTAACAACTGTAGCGACATACGTCACTGTACCACCAGCTCTACTGGCTTGATCGTAGTAGACATAGTACAGAGTTGAATAAGCCAATCCTGTAATAGATCCACCTGTTACTGAAACAGATACCCCGTCACCATAAACTCTGGTATGATTTGAAATAGAGATTGTGCAATTACTACCTGCATCTACAGCAGAAATAGTAATACCTGTAACTCCAGAGTTAGTCAAGGCGTTGTTAGCCACTGCATCATTTGCTACTGTATTAGCAGCAGCGGCAGCAAGATTGGCGTTATCGGCAGCAATATTAGCAGCATTAGCAGCAGTGTTAGCTGCATCAGCAGAACTTGAAACTAAAGCCAACTCTGCTTGAATACTAGGAAGTTCTAGAATTGCATCAATAGACGCTTCGATTTGTTTCATGGCAAGATCCCAATACCTCTCAAAAAGTTGTGGTTGATCTTTCCATCCAACAGGTAGTCTTGGAAGTTTTAATAGGTTTGTCATTTATGGAGTGTCATTCGTTATAGCTGCATCAAGACGAAAAGTCTGAATTTCGCTGAATCTAAACTCAAAGAAACGGCCAGGTCTTTGATAGTTACCTAAAGATCTGAATCTAACAGTAGAAGCATAAGACCCTTTCTTACCAAGAGATCCTTGTACATAGTTAGAATAAGAAGCTCCACCAGAGTCAGACCATCTCATTTCAATAACAGGATCTATATTGGTATAAGAAGAGTTATAACCGTAGTTAATGAACAAAGTCACAGACTTGCAAGGAATTCCACCGTTAGTTGTATTTCCTACAAAACCTCCTACTTCACAAATAAGATAATCAGAAGTAAGGTCTACAGGAGAATACGACAGACTATAAATATTTCCAGAAGTACCGTCTACACAATAAGTAGAATCATTGATCTGTACCCCAGAAAGAGCTTTCCAAGTCGTCTGTTGATAACTATTCCAGCGATACCAAGCCTCTGAAGTAAGGTCATAAACAACCGTAACAGTGTCGGTATTCAAGACGTAAAAGTCATGTCTGTTAGTTCTAAAAGACCAAGCAGTGAAAGTCGAAGAGGCTTTAAGAAGTTCTTCAATAGATTCGTTACTAATCTTTCTAGGAGTGCCTTGAGCAAGAACGACTTCTTTACTGGGAGTAACCCAAATAAGACAAGGAAGTAGGGCGTCTTGGTTTACAGTGCTTGGATATTGATAGACTGTTTTTACAATAGAGTGTTTGTCGATACAACCAGTGGTGTAGACTCTCTGAGGAGTACGAATAAAAGGAGCAGTTACGTCACCACTATCTGTAAAGATTTCAACAGTGGATTGACCAATTGACCAAAGCTCGTCTCCAATACTAATCATAGTGACGATGTCATCAGGATTACGTTCAGCAGAAGCAAAGTTAAGAGGATTAATAGTCGTACCACCAGGTAGAATCCAATAGAATTTACTGGTGTTTTCAATCCCTACAATGAAATAGTTATCAAGACTCGTTACATCGCTGACTTTATTGTCATCAGGAATAGGTACATTAGTGATTGTTTCTCCGTCATAAAGATAAAGCAGTCCATCGCTTTGGATAGCAATACCGTAGATAGTCGAAGCAAAGGTACAAAAACTAGTACCAGGAATTTCTCCAATTAGAGTATAAGTTCCGTTGTTGTAAGTATAGAGATTAGTACCACCAATTACATAAATAATAGTAGTACCACCTTGCGACTGAAACCAAATACCTCTTGTAGGGCCTGTAGGAATAGTCGTCAAAAGAGACAAACTAGGTCTTGCAATGTAAGAGACATTACTCAGACTTTGGGGATTTTGTACTATGTACATATTACTCACTTTAAGGCGAGGAACATTTTCAGTCAATGATCCAAAATCTGTCTTAGCGAGTTCGATTTTCATTTAGTACCCCGTTTTAAATCTGTCGATAAAGACTCTTCTGTTGTAAGGTTTAATAATGCTTGTTCTAAGAAGACCTTCTTCACTGTCAGGAGCGCTTCTAATCATATACCTAGCTCTAAACTTTGAAGTCAAAGATTTATAAGCAGCAATACTTTGAGGATCAATTTGAGTACCATTTCTAGGATTAATTCTCATAGCCAATCCAATGACAAACATGTCTTCGAAATCAACAGGAAACGGTAAATCAGAAGTCAAAGTAAGAGAGGAAATTGTCTGCCAATCCGACAAATCTGCTCTATAAAAATACTCTACATTGACTCCGTCGGTGTTTAAAACAGCCGTTGGAGATCCATTAATAGTGCTTCCATTCCCTTTTATTGTAACAGGATATGTAGCAAAATTATTTGATGCGTCATTGATTGCAAGTCTTTCCCCATCTTGAGGTTGGGGATTCATATAAAAAGTCTGACTTTGTGTGTTATTGCAAACAATACGAGTATTGACAGGAGGAAACCAACCTCCTGGAAAAGAGTTAGGATTGTTACTTGTAGAAGTATTTACGTTGTTATTTCCAATATAGAAATTAACGTAAGGATCACCTGCTTCTGTCCCAAACAAAGAACGAACCAAACGGTTAAAGATATTCAAACCTTCAGTCTGTTCATCTGGATTAGGAACAGTACCAATAGGGATGTTGTTGCTTTCCCTGTAAGCATCAGTAATGATTTGAGAGACTTTAACCATTTATAATCCTTAGATGTATCCTAGAGTACCTGAAGCACCACCTGCAAGAGTTACAGTAAAACCACCTGCGGTATAAAAAGGAATGTAATAAAAAGTACCAAGAGTCACAGGAAAAGCAGTGAGAACGGCAACACCTTGTGAATCAGTAATAGAAAGAGTGCCAGTAGTGACACAAGAAAAACAACCAGTTTGATTGGCAGGAATTTTCGTGACAGAGCCGTTCACACCAATAGGTGCCGGAGTGTAACGGGAGTAAACAAAAGACATTTCGTTACCTTAAAAGAAAACAGGGGCGTACTTTCGCAGAGGCCCCTGTCATATAATTAACCGTTAATACGAGTAAGACGTCTACGATCACGTACGTTAGCAGTCAAAGCGACTTCAAAACGAACACGGTGATCGCCGGTATTGAACAACGAATCCTGCCACAGACGAACACTCAGAGGCAACTTGCTCAGCGACTTGCGCATGATCGTGCCGGTGTAAGGAGTGATAAGATCTGCGGTGTTCACCACAATCGACTCCTTCTGGATAAGCAAACGAGGCTTAACCTGAGTAGAAGCAGCAACTGCCCAAGTAACTACGGCACCGTTTGCAGGCACAGCTGAAACAGTGGCATTAGCAGTATTGACGTTGATGTCACCACCAGTACCCGTACCGGCAACAATGATTGCAGGGAAAATACGCATCGCGGCAATAGCACCAGTACCATCAGCGGTGTAAGCCGCAGGAGTACCAGGAATCGTACCAGCAGGGCCAATTACGCGGAACTGCTGGAGACGACCCAACGAAGCACCAAGACGGTTATCCCAGGCGTTGACACCTACAATGGTAAAGATTTCACCATCAGTTACGGTAGCAGCGGCACCAAGACCGTTGATAGCAATCGTCTGCGAGTTATAAAAACCAGGAGCAGTCGACACCGACACAGCCGAATAGTTGACGTTCTGGTTGGCACCGTTGATAGTACCGTTAGTACGAGTACCAGTCGTAAGAGTTGGAAGCTGTTGGGTAAACATCGTGTTGATGCCGCCGACTTCACCTTCAAAACCCTTACGATAGATACCCGAGCCAATACCCTCAAGAGAGGCGTTATTCGAAACAATAGCCGAACCAAGAGCCTGCTTATCGTTATAAGTCAGGATGGCGCGAATATCGGCATCGTCAACACCCTCTTCCTTAAGACGAGTATAGCCGTTAGCCATATGGTCAAAAGTCGAAATGTTGTTACCAGGAGTACCCGTCCAGTTGTTAGACGAGAAGGCAGCAACCTTCAGGATGTATGCGTCAATCTTTTCTGCGAGGTTGATAGCGGCATTCTTCAATGCCACACTCTGACGGGCGTCGTTAATATCACGAACAGCCGCAAAATCGCCCCAGCCCATCGAAGTACCGAAGACCTGATTGAGCTGGAATTGTTCCGAACCAAACACGACGTCTTGGACACCGGACGAAAGATCCTGTACACCGTTAGTCGTTTGAGTGATTGCGAAGCGGGGACCGACCTGTTCAACGATAGTCAGTCGGTTACGGTCTTCAATTTCCTTATTGTACTGATTCCAAGTAACTGCGTCAGCGACGGTGAGGTTATTCTGGAAGATAGCAGCAAAGGCGTTGAGGACTAGTTTTGCATTGTCTGCGACAATAGCCATTATTAATGTTCCTTAAAGATTAAGGCCTTCACTTCTTTTTGAAAAAGAGATCAGAGAAGGCGTCGAGATCGTCTGTATCAGGAGCAACCGTCGTGCGAGTCTTAGAACCTTTATTGACTTGCGGAGGAGGCGGAGCTTTTGATACCTTGGCTTCTTTTCGAGTGTTGCCCTTGAACATTGCATTGATTTCACCAAGTGCGAGGGTAGCCGCTTGCGGTCCCAGTTTTACGAACTTTTGTGCTTCATCAATGTTATTTGCAAAATAGTAAAGAACATCCGTGCCATGATCTAGACTCTTAATGGTTTGTACAAGGTAATCGCTATAATTAGCGTCTAGTCCTTCAAACGTAGATTCTAGTTCAATTGTCTTTTCAACAAAATCGTCATACTTTTCATTGACTACAGCAAGCTTTTCAGCCCACTGGTTTTGAAGCTGTTGACGAGCTTCTTGTTCAAAACGCTTGGTTTGTTCTACTCTTTCTTGCTCTTTCTTGGCGTTCCACTCTTCTTCAATAATTGCGCGATTGAAGTCGCGGAGATACTGAGGATCAAACTCACCTAGAGGATATTTATCAGAACCATCAGGGTTCTTATCTTCAGGAGTAGGAGTATTGCTCTTTTGTACCTTAGACTGTTCTACTTCTCGTTTTTGGTTAGCCGTTACTTTGTCAAGTTTACGCTGCAATTCAGCAGCGGCTTCATTAGCTTTACGTTCACGTTCAAGTAGTTCGTTTACTCTTTTTTGAAAAGCGTTGACCTTTTTAGGTTTCTTATCCGTCTCTTCTTTGACTTCCTCGTCAGGCTCGTCTTCAGGAGTATCTTGATCTTCAACTTCAATAGGTTCGTCTTCAACGACAGAGTTGTCGTCAACTACTTCTTCGACTTTTGCTGATGCCTTGCCATTAAACAATGCAGTAAAATCATCAAGGTTGTCAGTATTTGGGTCTACAGAAATAGGTTCGTTAGGTTCATTAGTCATAGCTAAAGTTGCGGTCCTTCACCGATGCTACATTTCTTGGCGAGATAGTGGATTAAGGAGTAGCTTGCCTCATCCGTCTCGAAACTTAGTTGTGTTTAATAAGAAACTGCATAATAGCAGTAGCTAAAATAGAAATACCAATAATGATTGGTGCTAATTTAGTCTTAACGTTGGCTAATTCGATTTGAAGATTGATCCTTTCGTTTCTCTCTTTTTCGATGTCCAAACGGACACTACGAATAGCTTCGGAATGGTCCTGGGCTTCAATTCGAGTAATCCGTTCTTTGACTTCATTAACGTTGTCGTTAATCTTATGTAATATATCCATTAACTCGACCGGAATAGAGGGAAATGACATTATCCGCCTCCAGTCTGAGGTTGGGATTGCTGAGCCAAAGCTTGAGCCTGTTGAGCTTGCTGGGCTTCTTGTTGTTGCCTTTGAAGACTGACATTGTTATGATCCATGGTGTGTTGATGTACCTGATCGGCAATGCCTTTCTGAGCTTCGTGAAGTTGCAATCCTGTATCAAGAATCGTCTTAAGTCCTTGAAGTTCGATATCATTGCCGTCAACCATGTTATCAGACAAAGCCCGAATACGTTGGGTTTCTGCATTATAGATGTCAATCTTAATTTTCTTAAGAGCAATTTCTTTATCAGTTTTAAGACTTTGATTCTCTTGAGCAAGAGCTTGAAGCTGCATTTGCATTTCTTGCAAAGCAGGATCTGGCTTAGTTCTTTCTTCAGGATCAAGGAATTGTTGAGGAATTGTCTTTTGTAGACGCTCCGCAAGTTCTTCTGCACCAGGCCAATCTTGTGCCTTAGCAACAAGATCACCAGCGACTTGAAGAAGCTGAGGCCATACCTGGACGGCATCCATCATACTCTGTGCAGCTTCCTGTCTACGTGTACTATAAGAAGCACCAGTAGAAAGAGCTACGTCATACTTACCGACAGTAAGATCAGGAGATCGAGGATCAGCAGGATCATTGATCTTCAAGAACTTCAATTTCTCGTCTTGACCAATAATACGAATAATTCTCGTACCGTCATAGATTTGAGAAATCAACTGGTTCATGACGTCACCACCTTCAAGAACAGCAGCATTTCCGTTGTCATAATAAGTGATGCTCGCTACGTCACCTTCATGTTGACGAGCAGAAATTGCCCTACCAGATGTTTCGTTGCTCTTAATACCAAGAGAAGCGTCATGAATGCCTGTGACATCTTTCATGTCTTGGACATTGATTTCGGCTTCTTGATGCAAAGCAGTCTGCATCGGAGGAGGAGCAAGTCTTTCAGGAGGAGCAGTTGCGTCGTCGTTGTAGACAATAAGAGGATCTCTAGAGAGGTGAGCCCTTCTAAACTCTTCTTCTCGTCCAGCCACGGCACTGTCAGGAGCAATCCATTGAGCTTTCGGGGCATACCCTAGCTGCTCTGCTGCAACACTTCTCCAGAAGTTTCTAAGACGAACAGAGTCTTTCATCCAGCGTACAAGGCCATAACGGACTTTAGCACCTGCGATGTTAACTACTCGTCCCATCATACGAATAATAGGAAGACGAGTCAGTCTATATTCGTAAGGACCAGAAAGAATTTCATAACCAGTCACTAGGTGCATCTGGGCATAAGTACAAGGAGCCAAACGAGTCCTCATAGGTTTGCCGTGCTTAGTGATTAGTTCATCAAGATCTTCGTCGACGACTCTAATAGAACCATCTTCAAAAAGACAAAGCAACCGATCTCTTTCAATCAGTCGCCAGTATTCTGTAACCTTGACACCATCGGCTTCAATCCAACCTTCTGTGTATAATTGGTTATAAATAGTAGTAGAAAGAGCAGCCGGTTTACATTCTGGCCACTTCTTGTTAAAGTCCTTAGTAGGAATTAAATCATCTACAAAGACATGACGGGCGTCTCGACCAGTAGGATCGACAGACATTCTATCCCAGACAACAGAAAGGGCGTCATCAATAGGACGAACAAAAATGTCTTGGTCAAAGACGTCGTCTTTCGAATACTCTACAGCAATACGAAAAGCGCCATCACCACACTGTACAGTCGATTCAAAGGCGTTGTCATAGACACGATCTGCTCTAGATTGAGTCTCAATAGAACGAATCAGATCGGCACGAATGTCCGCCATGTCGGTGTCGCCGTTCTCAGTAGGAAGGACTTTTACACCTCTCTTACTTTCACGCCAGTCACCAACCAACTGTGCAATAAATTGTGGTACGGAGTTAATGACAAGACAGGGAAGACCTTTACGTTGATCAAGAACCACAGGGTCCCATTGTTCACCAGCAGTAAATTTTTTGTCTTCAATTGCTTGTTCACGATTCTTTTTATCAAACTCGAGATCGAGGTTATACTCGTCTCTCATGTCTTCTAGAAATTCGTCTACTGAGTCAAAACCCTCAGGGACGTAACTCTTCTTGACAGGCTTGGTTTCGAAACCCAACACGTCGACAGGAGTTGCCTCAGAGGTGTCTTTATCACCGTCTCTATCAGTGTCTTTAGTCAAGGTGTTAGGTTTCTTTGCCAATTATCCAGCCATCCACATATTAGGGTTTTGAGAAATAGGTGTATCCCACCTTTGTTTGATTACTTTATCAATGATAGTTTCTTTAGTTTCGTCTTTTTCGACACGGCGTCTTCCTGTGATCTTATCAAAGATTTCAGTAAGCCCCCATACGAGGGCGTCGACACGATCTGGAGAACCCATTCCGTTAGTACGGATGTTATCTACAGAGAAAGTACACATCTGGTCTTCAAGGAGGTCGTGCCTTCCGACGTGATGTACTCTATTTTGTTCGTACAAAGCCGAGATAGGTTCGGCACGAATGAACTTACCTCTAGAGGCGTGAACAAGCTTAGGAACAAGAGTACGGTCGACTGCTTTAATAACAGAAGCCACCATCTCACCTCCTTGATTCTTTTCGGCAACAATTTTATCGGCAGACCATTTCCTGTACATATGAACTGCTTTACGAGCCCATTCCTCAGGAGAGCCTTTCAAAGAAGCATCTTCAAGGACATAACCTCGGGCGTAGCCGTCTGCATCACGAGCAAGACCAACAACAATAATACCATTCTCGTCAGAACCTTCGTTATTACTGGTCGAAGGATCAACTGCAACAATGACTCTCTCGAGATCTTGAGGGACTTCTTGGACTCTATTTGCGTCTATATTAGAACGCTGCCAAAGAGCGCCAGGCATGTCGTCGAGAATCTCGCCATCAAGTTCCTGACGGCCTAGACGAGTACCACCAAATCGTTGTTCAATCTGGTGCATAAAAGTTTCTGCTAGGTTGTCTTTGTTGTCAAAAGTTTTACCTTTAGTAACTCTGACGTAAGGATCATTTAGCATCTTCTTCAGAAGAGGAAGAGGTCGAGGAGTAGTAGTCAGAATTTGACGAGGATGCTCACCAAGACGAAGGCCAAACTGCAACTGATCCCATGTTTCTTGGATATACTTCCATTTAGCGATTTCGTCGCACCAGGCGGCGTCATGCTGAGGACCACGAAGCTGATCAGGTTCGGTCGCGTTGTACGTTGTAGCAATGGCTCCATTAGGCCATTTAAGTTGTCTCAAAGACGGGAAATATTCGGGCCGCTCGTCTTTGGGACCAATATTAAGCAGGCCCGACTCACCGTCTACCATGACTCCTCGAACGTCGGCGGTGGTCTCTCCTACAAGAGCGATTCTTCCATACTTGCCAGACATAACCCAAGAACGGATTGTCTCGGCACCAGTACGAGTCTTACCCCAGCCACGACCTGCAAGAATAAGCCAGGTCATCCAGTGATCACCAGAAGGAGGAAGTTGATCAGGACGAGCCCAGAACTCCCATTTCCATTTTAGAACGGCTTGCTCCTCAATGCTGAGTTTGCTCAGCCACTCCATCCTCTCTTCCTCGTTTAGCGAGGCCAGCAATTGCGCGGGTGAAAGCATCTGCATCTTCTTGTACCTTTTCGTATTTAATTGCTTCGCCGTCTTTACCTGTAATCTCGGTCCGTTCGACGAACATCCCTAGGTGTTTAGCAAGAAGCTCTGCGGCACGGAGGACAGCAGTGGGGTTGTAGTTATCAGAACGCTCAGAACGTTCAAGTGTGTGTACCAGTTTACGAATGACGTAATTTGCGTCTACATCAATTGAATCGGACCTCTCGCGGAGAAGCAAATCAACGGCTGCACGGACGCCAGGATGAGTCAAGAGCTCATAACCCTGTCTGTTCATGTATTCGCCTTGATAGCCTGCTCTACGGGCAGCAGCGGCTGCATTGAAGTCTTTTACGTACTCAATTGCAAAAGATCTTTGACGAGGAGTGAGGTTGTCAATGACGCCTTCGATGTCCCCGTTATTAAGAGCTTCTTGGACACGAGGTTTAACAGACATTTTTCGTTCTCTGTACGTCTTTCTGATACGTTTTTTAGCCTCGGGAATTTCAGTCATTTTTATCTCTTTAAAAAATAAGAAGGTTTTCTTTACCTTATACTATATTATACCATAATTTGAAGCAAATGTCAAGAGAAATCGTACATAGATATGAAAATAATTTTATTTTGTGTATTTTTTAGTGAATTTAAAGATTTTGCTTGACATTTGGAGTGTTTTATGGTATAATATTAGTACAGGGGGGCTAATACTAGGGTTTAAAGACAAGTCTTGGGGGAAGAGCGACCGAAGGGAGCTCCAGGGGGAGGAATTGTAGAAGATTGATTGTAGTTAATTGTAGTTAATTTATTAGAAATTAATTGTTATAGATCTTCTATAGAGTCTGGGCGACCTTGGGAGCCCCTGTAGGATGTCAATAGAAGAGTTTTAAGGTACTGTGGAGCGTTTATAGGCTATGCCCTGGTAGGGTAGTAGCCTTTTGTTGTATGTACTCTTTAGAGAGCTTCTGAGAGGATAATTTATAGTGTATTTGATAATTTTTTTCTAGTACAAGAGGTGGTCTTTCTACTGAATAACACACGCAAGAATCTTACCCTACCCCCCCTATCTCCGCAACAAAAGAACAAAAAACAGGAACAAAGGGTGAAAACACTGATACAATTATGAATGAGTTGTTCATCTGGCGTTCATGTAGGGGTATGTATAAGGGGGACATAGAGAAAAAGCGGGCTGGATTGCCTAGCTAACCCTCTCTTGACATAGACATGACTCTACTATAGGTATTCCTATGGGTGAGAGGCGTTCACTGGAGGACACAATGGCAAGTCGATGGACTAGGCGCAAGAAAGCCGCCCTAGCTAAGGAGAAGTATGCCCAAGAGCGTGTGGAATCATTCATCGCTCATAACAGGGCCGAAATTGTGAGGAAAAACCTTTCCACTGACCTTTCTGAGGCTGAAAAGCTATCACATCGGGCATGGGCAAAGGTTCCTAACTGCATAGTCCTATGCGAGGCGCGGGGTTCTAGGTGTGAATCTGGCCTATCGTCTGGCCTTGATATGTCTAACAGTGACCATAATCTTGCGATGCTCAAAAAACGAGTTGACAGGCGCAAATGATGGGTTTAGTGTTAAGATACTAAAAATAGACGGCTCTGGGTGTAAACCATTAGAGTAGTTGACAGGTGAAGGCGTTATTCTGGATAACTACCAGACAGCGCCCTAACAAGTGGGGATAACCCGCCACAGAAATAATCCACGTTTTGACAAGGCGAGGATTAGAGTATGGCAGAGCCTAACGGCTAAAATCAGGCAATACGCCAGACTTGCGACGCCTGATTAGTGTAACGGATGCTGAACGTAATATACCTAAACCTAAACGGGTAGAAGTATAAGGCGCAGCACGACCAGACGACTAATAGTCTATCTGCGTCCAATCCCCGTGCTTTTGCCCGTCGGTGAATAAACCGACTATGCCGGACTACCTCTGAATATGTAAAAATGAGCCGGAACCATGCCGTAGTGTGGGGGAATGAAAACTTTCGGCGACTGACTTTAGGACAGGCTTTTACTTGTCTTATAGCCAGTCGCTGACTGGGTTGTTGCAATCGTGGATTAGGCAACATCTTCTCCGATAAGGATGGAATACCATGACTATGGCTACCAACACCAAGACTTCTCCCTCGACGGCTATTTCGATTGTCACGGCTCCGGCTGATGACGCCTGTAAGCTGTCCAACAAGGCCATCAATCAGAATATCACGACCATTCGTCGGGCCGTGAAAAAGACTGAGCAGTTGATCCATTCGACTGCCATGATGATCCTTGCCCATGCCGCCGATTATGGCGACTGCACCGCCGCTGGCCGTCTCGTCGATTCGCTTCCTAAGTGGATTCGTCGCGCCACGCTTGCGAAGTGGTTTGAGGCGTTTTCCCCTATCATCGTCGAAGTCACCGGCACGCAAGTGAAGGCTCGTTTTGCCAAGGAAGGTGATTCCCGTCGCAAGGAATTCAATCTCGTCGACGCCGATGTCACGCCTTTCTCGGACTTTGCGCCGAAGGATGACAAGGCCGACTTTGTCACGGCTGATTCGTTCGTGGATCGTCTCTTCTCGCTGGCCAAGTCCTACGAGACGAAGGTCGCCAATGACAAGGTTCTTCCGACCGAGAAGGTTATCATCACGGAAGAAATCGAGGCTCTCAAGCTGCTCGCCAACACCTTGCGTGTCAAGCTCTCTTCTGTCTCCTCTGTCTCTTCGGTTGAGCCTGTCGCTCCTGCCGATGACGTCGTGACTTCTCGCGCTGCATGATTACCAGACCTGAGCAAGTCTTAAAACTGCTCTTTTTTGGAGATTATCATGGCTAACACTGAAAAGAAATACGACTCGCGCTTCCCTGGTGTCAACGCCTTTGGTGGTGCCGTCATGTCTGTCACTATCGGTCGTGGTCGTCGTGCCGTCAAGACTGAACTCGATCATGTCGGCCAGAGGACTGCCGAAAAGCAGAAATCGGTGTGTGACACCGTGAAGTATCTCGTCGGCATCAAGTAATGCCTTAACGATCTGCAAAAACGAGCCTGAATGACCTAGGTGTAAGGTGTGGATTAAAAAGGCATTGAAAAGCTTTTAAGCAAATAGATGTTCCACATAAAACCAACCAGAGACTGAGAAATACTCTCTCTGAAGAGCCTATGGGGAAAAAGGTGACGGATAAATTCACGGCAGACCGGAGGGAGTAAATATTAGACCCTCATCTTTTTAGCGCCGTTAGCTCAACTGGACAGAGCATCAGTTTTCTAGTCTGTAGGTTGGGGGTTCGAGTCCCTCACGGCGCACCATTTCAAGGAGATAATCATGCAGTTGAAAGTTCAAAACAAAGTCGTGGCATTTCTTCCTGCTGCTACGAAGGTTATCTTCCTTGATAACCAAGTCTTCTCGTCGCTGTCTCTTGCTGACAAAGCCGTCGTTTTGACGTCGATTGAAGATCGTGTTCCTTCTTTCATGGACTCGTTCAAAGAGTTCTACAACACCAAGAAGATCATCGGTGATATCCTCAAGGGTGTTGATCGCTCGGGAGAACTCGAATTCCATGGTCTGTCGTTGACGGATGAAACGAAATCGGCTCTCGACATCTATCGTCGTGACGTCCTTCCTCTTTTCGAGAAGCTTTCTTCTTTGAAGCCTTCTTCGAACTATCCTTTTCTTCTCAAGCAAGACGGCGAGCCTCTTTATTTTGAAGATCAATACGTCAGGAAAACTCAAGGAGGCAATTACCGTGTCGCCTTGACTTCGAACGACAACAACAGATTGAACTTCAAGGAAGTTTTCGACAGGGCTACGAAGTATTGGGCGGCTCTTGCTGTCGATCCCAAAAAGCGTCGGCCTACAAATGTCTATCGCCGGACTGAAAATGAAGGCAGTCGTGACGTCGAAATCTTCAATGATCGTGTCTGCATTGGTTGTCAGTCTGTGACTCGTTGGCAGATCGAAGA